GGTTCCCTCCCAGCACAACGTGTATCTTCGTATCCTTCCAGTTGTCCATCACCCGTCTCCAACCGGGCAGGGTCCATCCCCATTGAATGGGATCTTCCTTCTCCGACTCAGGTTGGTCCAATATCAAACGGGACAAGGTTTCCGCTCGCTCCTGCGGCAGTGCATCAATCTCTTCGGGCGACAATGCGCAGGATAGCCTGCCCTTCTCGTACTTGAGGTCGGAAATCCAAGGTATGCCAAAATGGGCATCCACCTCATCAGCGTAGGTTATATTAGGCACAACTGAACCTTATTGACCTTTCCTTTTCTCCTCACACAAGTCCTCATACAATTCGCAACATCTGCGCTTCAGATCAAGGTTCTCATCCTCCAGTCTCCTGTTCCTCAAATTCAATTCCTCCTTCTCCCTGCTCAAACGCATTACCCACTGGGCCCAATTCTCCAATCTCCCCTGTGGCGGTTTATACACGTTCATGTCAAAAGAACCTCCATCCCTCGCAGTTGTGCAACAATGCTGTTCATCCTCCTCGTAAAACTCATCGCATTGCTTGCAGTAGTTTGGCAGATCATAACTCTCCCGTCCCATGAATTGTCCCATTACTCATCCATCTCCTTCCATAAAGTCTTCCATGCCAGTTCTGCTGTTTGGGGCACTACTCCGTTTCCGAGGAGGCGGAGTCGGTCCACTCTGTTGGCAATTGGGTCCACCCCACAGGCAGACCCATCAACTGTTCCACCCAATTTGCCGATAACTTCGGTGACCCGTGGTTCCTCCCACTCGTACTGCTCTTCTCCGGGGCGGGCGGGCCAGCGTGTTTCTTCGCTTCCTCCGCCAGTATCTTGCCCCCCGTTCCGGGCTTGCGACTCAATGCTACCGCAGAAAGACTTGGACTCTGCCTGTTCTTCTCTGAATCGGGAGTGCCGTCTGTCTTCCCGGCTCGCGGGGTGGGCCAATTCTCCATCTGATTCAAGTCCCGCCCCAGGCACTTCTGATTGCTCTCCTTCGCAGTTCTCGCGCCCTCGACGTGGTCGCTCGCCTGGGGGGTTGCCCAACCTCGCAAGGATGAAGACCCGCTTCCTCTGGTGCGGAGCGCCAACTTCTTCCGCACTGAATATGTTCCACGTCGTTCTGTAACCCATTTGTCCCAAGTCCTGCAAGACGTCACGCAACCCAAGGGTAACCAATCCCGGCACGTTTTCGAGGAAGACCCATCCCGGTCGGCAAAGTCGAATTGCATTTGCGATGCTTGGCCACAAGTGCCTTGGGTCTTCTTGTCCCTTTCGTTTTCCGGCGCTTGAAAATGGCTGACATGGGAAGCCTCCAGTGATGCCGTCCACGATTCCACGAAACGGTCGTGCATCGAAGGATTTAACGTTACTCCAAATAGGTGCTGAACATAATCGCCCTTCTTCCATCGCTTTGACCAATACTGCCTGGACATAAACTTCGATCTCCAGGTAGCAGATTGTGCGTACATCCACGCCAGCTCGTCTAATTCCAATTTCAAGCCCGGAGTAGCCGGTACAAAATGAGATAACGTTTTGGGCACT